GTGCAGATCAGACATTTATATCTACAGTATTAAATGAAAATATAGTCAATGATGCTGTTGAAATTTATAGAGGATTATTAGACTCAAACAATTCTATTATAGCAGACCCAATATTACTATACTCAGGAAACATAGATACATTTGATATTGCTGAGTCAGAAACTGAATCAAGTGTCCAACTTACTGTGGTATCTCATTGGGCAGATTTTGAAAAAAAATCAGGTAGAAAAACAAACAACAGTTCACAACAAAGATTTTTTAGTACAGATGTTGGTATGAATTTTAGTTCACAAACAGTATTAGATATTAAGTGGGGTAGAAAGTAATGACAACTTTTGATGAGATTATAAATTTTTACAAATCATTTAATAGATACAAAAACAATACATACGAAGAATTATATTATCATATAGAGCAACCTATAAATCACAATCAATACAAAATATTTAAAGATAAAGAAATATATGGTTTTGTTAATTGGGCTATGGTTGATAAAAAAACAGAAGAACATTTTTTAAAAACAGGAGAAGTTTTAGATTGGTATTGTGGAGACTTAATGATTCATATTGATTTTCTTGCTAATAAAAATATTAGAAAAATATATAAATGGTCAAAAAATAATTTAGCAAAAATTATTGGATTAGGTAATAGCACTAATTGGATAAGATTAAATGAGACAAACAAAATAAGAAATATAGTTAAAAAAAGTATTAAGGATAGTTGGTTATGGGTGGAGTAGTAAAAGCAATAGTAGGTGGAGCAAAAGCAGTAGCTAAAGTTGTAAGAATTGGTAAATTTTTAAGTAGTATAAATCCATTTGTAGCTTTAGGTGTTTTTGCTGTTGGTTGGTTGTTTATGCGATCTATGAAACCACCTGAAGTACCTGACTTTGGAACTAATGATTTTGAACAACAAGAACGAGGAATACTACTTAACAAACAATCAAACAATGCAAACATACCTGTAATCTATGGAGAAAGACTTGTAGGTGGAACAAGAGTATTTATAGAAACATCAGGTACAGATAATGAGTTTTTATATGTTGCTTTAGTATTGTCAGAGGGAGAGATAAACTCAATAGAAGAAATAAGAGTTGATGATAAAGTAGTCACTTTTGATGGAGCATTAACAGATAACACTCAAAGAAGTGTTGCAAGTTCAGATTCTAATTTTTTTAAAGCAGACCCAAATGTAGAGGGGTCATCAGCAGAAAGTACAATTACAATAGAGCCACACTTTGGAAGTGATGGACAAAGTGCATCTTCGTTATTATCACAGTTATCATCTTGGGGAAACAATCACAAACTATCAGGTCTTTGTTATCTTGCATTAAAATTTAAGTGGAATCCTGATGTCTTTGGTGGAATACCTGTAGTACAAGCAAAAGTAAAAGGAAGAAAAGTAGTCACATTAGCTTCTAATTTATCTGAACAAACTGCATCATTTTCTACAAATCCAGCTTTTTGTTTATTAGATTATTTAAGAAATGAGAGATATGGAAAAGGTCTAGCCACATCAAGTTTAGATTTACAAAGTTTCTATGATGCTTCACAAGTTTGTGTCACACAAGTCACACCATTTTCAGGTGGTAGTAATATAAATATTTTTGACACTAATGCTGTAATAGATACATCAAGAAAAGTTATTGATAATGTAAGAGAACTTGTAAAAGGAATGAGAGGTTATCTTCCATATGTTCAGGGTAAATATAAATTAGTTATTGAAACAACAGGCACAGCTTCAGTATCACTTACAGAAGATGATATTATTGGTGGATATAATTTAGCATCTCCATCTAAAAATTCTAAATACAATAGAGTTATTTGTTCATTTATAAATCCTGATAGAAATTTCCAAGTAGATGAAATTCAGTATCCAGCAGTAGATGATAGTGGATATGCAACAGCAGATAAACACGCAACAATGAAGTCAGCAGATGGGGGATTTTTACTAGAGGGAAGATTTGATTTTAAAACAATAACTTCTCCATACCAAGCTGAAGAAATGGCTGAGATTATTTTAAGAAGATCAAGAGAAAGTTTAGGTTTAAGTATTACTTGTGGATTTAGAGCATACGAACTTCACATAGGAGATATTTGTAATGTCAGTTTATCATCGCTTGGCTTTACAAATAAAGCTTTTAGAGTTTTATCAATGACATTTAATGAAGATTATACAATATCTTTACAATTAGTAGAGCATCAAGATAGCTTCTATACATTTGCAACAAAGGGTCAGGTAGCAAGTACACCTACAACTACTTTACCAAATCCTTTTTCTATTCAACCACCAGCTGGTCTAACACTTTCAGATGAAATGATTGAATATGCTGATGGTGTTGTATTAACTAGAATGAACATTGTAATTACACCAAGCACAGATAAATTTGTTCAATATTATCAAGTAGAAACAAAACAAACTACAGAGTCTAATTTTAAAATTATATCAAATGGTACACAGTTAAGGCATGAATTACTTAATGCTGTAGATGATGCTACATATGACGTAAGGGTTAAGGCAATCAACAGTTTCGGAATTTCCAGCACTTATGTTTCAGCACAAAGAAAAATAGTTGGAGCAACAGAGATACCAAATGATGTTAATGATTTGTCTGTATCAATGGTAGGCTCAAATCAAATGGAGTTATCTTGGACACCTGTCACAGACTTAGATATTTCATGGTACGAAGTAAGATACCAAGATGTTCAAAGTGGTGCTACATGGAATGATAGTACACCACTTGCAAAAGTAGTAAGAAGAAAATCAAACTCTTTAGTAGTAAATGCACAAACAGGTAGCTTCTTAATAAAAGCTGTTGATAAACTAGGAAATGCAAGTGCAGAAGCTTCTATTGTGACTACTAATATTTCAGGATTACAACAATTTAAAAACATATTAACTGTGAGTGAATAATGGCAGATTTTTTAGGAACAAGAGATAGTAATGTTGCGTTATCAGAAGATAATGTTGGTAGAAAAGTATTAATATTAGATACTATTACACAGTTTGATAGTGGTGTTGGTAATATAGAATCAGCAGAGGGAGTATTTGATCTTGGGGGAACAGACTCTACTTCTAATCCAACAAACTTTAATTCAAATATACAATCATCAGGTTTTTATACATTTGCTAATACCATAAGTTTAGATGCAGTTTATGATGTAAATTTAGGTGTTGTTATTGGAATGACATCAGAAGATGAGTACGATTTATTTGACTCAGGTAGAGGTGCAAGTTTATTTGAAGATGCTAAAGCACCTTTTGATGGTAGCCCTGAAGTACAGGCTGGAGCAGAGATACAGGTAGGAGCAAGTGACACAAGTTTAGCAAGTATCACAAGCTTTCAAAAGATTGCACAGCAAAGTACAATAAAAGGTAGATTTTTTAAATTTAGATGTAAGATTACCAGCGATAATAATAAGGTCAGAGCAAAAGTTCATACTTTGCAATACAAGATAAATTTTGAATTTAGAACTGAGTCAGGAGAAGATGTTGTTGCATCAGCTTCAGGTCAAGCAATTACATTTACAAATTCTTTTTACGCAACTCCGAGTATTGGTATTTCAGCACAAGGATTGCAAACAGGAGACTATTATCAGATCACAAGTAAATCTAAAACAGGCTTTACAATAAGGTTTTATAATAGTAGTAATACAGGAATAAGCCGAACATTTGATTATCAAGTGTTTGGATATGGGTTGAAATCATAACCATTTTAAAATATAAGGATTAACATGAGTCAAGTATCAGATGTAGTTTTAGCCAATCAAGGTTTTGCAAGTTTTAGAACTGAACTTAATAATATATTAGGTGCTTTAAACACTTCTCATGTAGGAAGTTCAGCACCATCATCAGTAGCAACAGGCACGATTTGGGTAGATAATGGTACATCAGGAGTTTTAAAAGTTAAGATAAATGATGGCTCAGATAATGTTGAGTTATTTCAAGTTAATATTTCATCAAATGCAATCACTAGCACAATGTCGGTCACAGGTACTATATCTGAAACAGACCCAAATGCTTTGCCACTAGCGATAGCTTTAGGATAAGGAGAAACAGATGGCAAATACTTTTAAGGTTAAAACTAATAGTGCGATGCCCTCATCGGCTGGGTCTCCACTTACTCTTTACACAGTACCAAGTGCTACAACAACAGTAGTCATTGGCTTAGTTCTTTGTAATATTCACACTACATCTGTCACAGCAGATGTTCAATTAGTATCAGATACATCAGACACAGAAACAAACGAAACAGTTTTATTAGCAAAAGATGTGACAATCCCAGCTGGGTCATCTTTAGAATTATTAACAGGTGGTAAGGTTGTTGTTCAAGCAACTGATATTATTAAAATAGATTGTTCAGTATCAGCTAAAATAGATGCAACATTATCAATATTAGAAATTACATAGGAGTTTAAATGGCTTACATTGGACTTCCACCAAAAGCAAATTTCACAAGTGGTTTATTAGATAGATTTACTTCTACTACAGGAACTACTGTCACTCTTACCCACGATATAGCTTCAGAAAACGATATTGTAGTTTTTGTTAATTTTGTAAAACAAGATAGCACAACTTATTCAGTTGGTGGAACAGGAAACAAAACTTTAACTTTAGGTGGCACTTTAGTTTCATCTGATATTGTAGAAGTTCATTATTTAAACATTGTAGGTCAAACAGTAAATCCATCTGCAAATAGTGTAGGCAGTTCTCAATTAACTGCTGATGTAATTACAGGGCAAACAGCTTTAGCAGTAGCACCTGATTCTACTGACGAACTTTTAATATCTGATGGTGGTACTTTAAAAAGAATAGATGTATCTTTAGTTGGTGGAAATAACACTCCATCTTTTGAAGCATATAGAAGTTCAAGTCAAACAATTAGCAATAATACAACTACAAAAATTCAATATGATACAGAGGTTTTTGATACAGATAGTGCTTATGACAATTCTACAAACTACAGATTTACACCACAAACTGCTGGTAAATATTTTATTTTTGCATCAGTTCAATCTGGTGAAACAGGTGATTTTGAAGATTATGGAATACAAATCTACAAAAATGGAAGTACTTATGCTCAAACTAGAATAAAACATCATTATGGAGACAATGTTAATTGCCAAGTAATAATAGATATGAATGGAAGTAGTGATTATGTGGAAGCATTTATTTATCAAAACTCTGGCTCAAATTTGGCTGTTAGTGGAACATCATATCCAAGAACAAGATTTGGTGGATTTAAAATTATAGAATAGGATAAATTATGGCATTTAGTAAAATTATAGCAGAGAGTATGGACTTAACAGATACATACGCATTTACAGGAACTGTCACAGGTGCTGGAGAAAGTAATACTCCATTATTTGTTGCTAGAAAAAGTGGCGATCATTCAGGAATAAGTAGTGGAACTTGGACTAAAATAACAGGTTGGGCAGAAATATTAGACCCTGATAGTAAATTTGATACTTCAACTGCAAGATTTACTCCAGCTGTTGCTGGAAAATATTTAATTCAATTAAATTGTTGGATAGGTACAGAAGCAAATACTAGTCAATATATAGCTATTTATAAAAATGGAACAGCTATTGAAAAATCAGGAGTTAATACAGGTGGCGATGCAAACCATCCTTTTCAAGTATCAGCAATAGCAGATTTAAATACTACAGATTATATTGAGCCTTATGTACTGATGAATGGGGGTCATTCTAAAATTGTATATTCTTCAGGAAGTGAAAATCAATTTAGTGCATTTTTAATAGCAACATAAAATTAAGGAGGACAAACTATGGCACAACTAAGTACAAAAATAAAAGAATACTGCAAAGCTAATGGTGTTAGTGATGTAGATTTTCAAAAAGATGTCATGTTGCAAGACGATAGCGATGGTAATGGTGCATATATCAAAGAATGGAATTTAGATATTGCACAACCTACTTCAGCACAATTAGACAGTTATGAAACTGCTGGTAATACTGCTGAGAGTAATGCTAATGTAGATGCAACAAGACGACAAGCTTATGGCTCATGGAACGATCAATTAGATGAAATCTACCATGATATAGAAGCTTGGAAAACTAGGATTGCTGGTGTAAAATCAGATAATCCAAAAGAATAAATTATAGGAGTTCACATTGTCTTATATTGGAAAGACACCTACTGTTGGAAACTTTATTAAGCTAGATGATATTTCAACATCTAGTACGAACTCCTATACTCTACAACATAATTCAGTTAATTTTAGCCCTGAGAGTGCTAATCATATGTTAGT